TAAATGAAAATCACAAAGATTCTAGGAAAACATTTTAAAATAGGATTAGCAAAGACTGTATGGTAATGAAAACAGAAATTTAAAACCTTGGTAAAGTTGCTAACCGAGAAAATGGTAAAAAAAAAGAAATAGTTAAGTTTAAAATCAAACTTGGAGGTAAAAATGGAAAAGATAAATGAAAAAGAAAAAGCGGTATATGAAAAAATTAAAGAGTTAGAAATGAAATTTATGAATGTAAAAGCAGTAGTAACTAGTGAAGGTATAGTAGAGATTAAGAACTTTGTTTTTGATACCAGTATTTCTATGGATTGGGATATATTTTTAAATACACCTGCTAATGAAATAGAGAAACTATCACACGCAGGTAGAAATGTTGAAAATATTACAAGGGTTACAGGATATTTTTCAAAGATTGGTGGTTGGAATAAAGGAAAGGTGGAAGAACTAAAAGATAGATACAGAGCGAGAATAGAGTAAAATGAAAAATAAAGTTACTAATGAAATAAAAAAAGGAGGGTAAAATGAGAGAGAATTGCTTTGGATTATTGTATGATGAGAAGTCGGTAGATTGCACAGAATGCATTTTGATGAAGGAGTGTGAAAAATTTTTTAGACTAACAGGAGGCAAGAAAATAGAAGAGATGACAGATGAGGAGTTAATGAATTTACGAACTTGTTTTGGATGTTTGTATTCAGAAAAAGATGCCTTTTGTGGTGTTTGTTTGGTAGCCAATAGATGTAAAGAACTAACTTTACAAAGAATAGCAAAAAAGAAGGCAAATATAGAAGAAATTAAAAAAGGAGGTAAAAAAATAGAAGAAGATAAAAAAGGAGTTAAGAAGACAGAAGAAGATAAAAAGGAAGTTAATAAGGTAGAAGAAGTAAAAAAAGAAAAAGTTACAACACAAGGAGATACAACACAAGGAGATACAACACAAGGTGATACAACACAAGGTGATACAATAGAAAGGGAAAAATGTAGCAGTACAAGAATAGTAATGGTTGGTGATATTGAGATAGACCTAAATTCGCCTGGGGTTAAAGTAAGTCCTACCTATCAGAAAAGATATTTGAATGGTGAGAATCCATTTGTAAACAAAAATGCTTGGTGGGGGAAAAGATGGGAGAAGAAAGGTGGTAATCCATTTGGTGGTCAGTCGTATGTCTTTTATGAATGGATTAAAAGCAAAGGAACTTTTACAATTGCGGAAGCACTACAACAGTTCCCAGCAAAAAATATTGCCTCGGTTATTAAACTTCTGCATTTTATTGGTGCAATTGAATATAAAGATGAGAAGAAAGAATTTGTATATCTAAAACCCATGAAATAAGGAGGTAAAATGTTTATTGTGACTTTTGATGAGGCTAGACGAGCTTATGATAAGCTGATTTTGAAATATGCACATGTTTTTGAGAAAGTTATAAATAATTCACTGTATAGCTATCAAGATTTACACCAGGAGGGATTATTAAAAGTACATGAGTTGGTAATAAGGGTATATAATGATAAAAGAGATTTTGAAAAAATTTTGAAAACATCTATTGTTAATCATTTTTTATCCCTAAAAACATTTTGTAATTGTAAGAAAAGAAAGGGGAGAATTTTAACAAAAGAAAACATAGATGAGGATAATTTTGTAGTTAAGATTTTTAGCGTAACAATAGAGAAAAGAAAAAGCATAGAACGTATGGAACGAGCATATGCAAGAATAATTTTAAGAGAAGCATTAGACATTTTGAGTAGGACAAGACCGCAAACATATAAGATAGCGTTTAGATTGGTATATTCAGTATTGTTTTCTGATGATAGAATGGAGGTAGAACACAAGAATAGAAGTATTAGAACAGTTATAGCTGATGTAAGGAAACAGTTAGGTATGCATACAAGAACCTTTAAAAAGCATTTAGAACATATAAGAGAAGCCTGCTTACAAGCATCTAGAAGGATTGAAAAAGAATTATTACCTATTTGATATATAACATATAGAAAGGAATTAAGAATGGGAGAGATAGTTCATTTACATTTACATGATGAATTTTCTTATCTTGATTCTACCATTAAGCTTGAGGAGTTACAGAAAGTTTGTGTTAAGAGAAATATAAAGTCAATAGCACAGACCAATCATGGCAACATAGATGGATGTGTAAGATTTTATAATGCCATGAAAGAAGCTGGAATTAAACCTATTATTGGTTGTGAGGCATATGTGGTAGATAATATAGAGAAGAAAGATATAAGATATCATTTAACACTACTCACTAAAAGTGAGAAAGGGTTCAGAAATTTATGTTATTTATTATCTAAAGGATGGCAGCAATCTTATGAAAAAAAGTCAAGGATAACTTTTGAAGATATTTTAGATTTTGGTGATGATTTAATTGTTTTGAGTGGTTGTTATTTTTCACCCTTTCATTTTTATTCGCAAGTGATTCAGGAATTTATTGATAAGTTTGGTGATGATTTTTATATAGAGATTATGCCTTTTGAAGAAAACTTTGTTGGAAAAGAAAATAGTTTATATTTTTATGACCATATTAGGTTTATGTTAGGTATAGCCAAACGTTATAATCTAAAAGTTGTTTTGACAAATGATGTCCATTATATTGAGCAAGAAGATGCTGATTTATATGATGTAGTAAGAGCAATAAGGTTGAATAAGAAATGGAATGATAAAAATAGGGAAACAGTGGCTGTTAGAAGTATGTATTTGAAAACTTATGAAGAGATGCTACAGACAGCATTAAAACAAAGATTAATGACTGAAGAAACAATAAGACAAGCACTTAATAACACTTATGAAATAGCAGAAAAATGTAATTTAGAACTTAAGAAACTTGATGTAAGTTTACCAATACCAGAAGAATTTGAAGGCATTAATGTTCATGAAGCACTGAAAGAATTATGTTTGTCAGGATTAAGAAGGAAAAAGAAGGAAAATGATAAAAAATATATTGAAAGATTACATAATGAACTTCAAGTAGTTATTCCTAAATTTACCACTTATTTCCTAATAATTTACGAATTAGTACATTGGGCTAAAAGTAATGGCATTTTTGTAGGTCCAGCACGTGGTTCAGTTGGTGGTTCACTAATTGCTTATCTGCTTGGTATTACACAAATTGATCCAATTAAATATGATTTATTATTTGAAAGGTTTATAACAGAAAAGAGAATAGATTTACCAGATATAGATGTTGATTTTGAAGATAGTAAACGGGAATTGGTAATTAAACATTTAAAAGATAAGTATGGTGTGGATAAGGTGGCATATGTTTCAACATTTAGCAATATGAGGTCTAAGATGGTAATAAGAGATTTGGGTAGAATATTTAGTTTACCACTCTCAATAGTTGAGGTTCTTTCAAAACTAGTTGGGAGTTTGTCAGATACTGAAAGTGACAGGGTACTAACTAACTTGTTTTCGGTATCAAAAGTAGCGAAGAATTTTAAGGAAGACTATCCTAAAATAACAGAGTATATGATTAAACTTGAAGGGTTAATAAGACAAAAAGGAGTTCATGCAGCAGGTATAGTATTATCATCAGAAGCGTTGGCGTTTAGTGGGCGTGGGGTTTTGGAAGTAAGTAATGAAGGAGCGGTATTGAATTGGGATAAAAAAGATTTAGAATTTTTTGGTTTTGCTAAGTATGATATTCTTGGAGTAAAAACATTATCAGTGTTACGTGAAGCGGCAGATTTAGTAAACAAGAGACATAATATAAAAATAAATTATGAAGAACTATCATTAGACGATGAAAAGGTTTATGAGCTGTTCAAAAGTGGTGAATCATACGGTATTTTTCAATTTCAGCGTAGTGGTATTGCCAGATATTGTAAAGAGGTAGGTATTAGTGATTTTAAAACTCTTTGTGATATATCAGCATTGTATCGTCCTTCAGGGACTCGGTCAGGAGTGATAGATACATATGTAAAAAGGAAGAAAAAATTAGAACCTGTTACCTATTCACATTCATTACTTGAACCAGTTTTAAAAGACACTTATGGAGTTGCAATATATCAGGAACAAGTTATGCTTTTGTTACATAGACTTGCGGGCTTAACTTGGGAAGTGGTTGATGAAATACGAAAAGTAATATCTAAATCTCAAGGTGAAGAGAAGATGTTGAAATATAAAAATTTGTTTATTGAAGGTTGTCAAAAAATGGGTACTTTAAATAAGAATGAAGCTGAAAAGATTTTTAACTTGCTAGTTAGTTTTAGTCATTATGGTTTTAATAAATCTCACAGTGTTGGTTATTCAGTTTTATCATATTGGACGGCTTATATGAAGAGATATTATCCATTTGAATATTTTTGTGCTTATTTGCGATATAAGGGGGAAGAACGAGAATGCTTTAAGGAGTTATCAAGATTAAAAATAAAAGTTATACCACCAGATATAAATACTTCTGATGTTAGTTGGTCAGTGGTTGATGATTCAATTTTGGTTGGGTTATCTACAATTAAGGGGGTAGGTGATAAGGCATCTACAATAATTGTTGAAGAAAGAAAACGAGGCGGTGTTTTTAAAAATTTATTTGATTTTTTGATACGAGTGAAATGTAATAGTAATGTTATTTCAGCTTTGGCTAAGGCTGGCTCCTTGGATACATTAATCAAGAATTATAACGAATACAAGATGCTTGTAGAAGGTAATAAAGACAAGTTAATAAAGTATTTGAATAAAGGTGATAGTTTAAGTTTATTTATACAGGAAGATAGTATAGAAATAAACGAAAAACAGAAATATGTATATAAAAAAGAGGTAGTGCCATTCTTAGTAGATGAATTTTTTGGTATTTATTCTGGGATTGCACAATTTTTGAAAGAGAACATAAAACTTGCTGATATTGAGAAATTAAAAGAAAGAGTTGGAATACAGCAATGGGGGTTAGGTATTTTTACTAATATTAGATTTGGGGGTAATGGTAAGGAATCTTATGGTATTTTCTCAAATGATACAAAGATGGTTATATTACGAATAGACCCTCATTTACTTGAACAGAAGAGAGAATTAATAGAAAGGTTAGAAGGAAATCCAGTGTTAGTATCTTGTATATTGGGGGTTGTTATGGATGTAATATTACTTGAAGATATTTTTTCTGGTCGGTTAGACAATTTGAGTATAAATTTTTTTAAAGAGTTGCAACCTGTTGAATTAGATTTATATGGTCTTAATATGTGTCATGAGAGATGTAAGGCTGTAGGAAAATTTGTGCCAATTGATTTAGGAAAATATAGAATAATGATAGTTGGTGAGGCACCTGGCATTGAAGAAGATTTATTAGGCAAACCATTTGTGGGGAGAAGTGGTGAATTGCTGTGGAAGACTTTAGAAACTTGGGGGTTAAATAGAGAAATGTTTTGTATTTCTAATGTTATGAAATGTTTACCAAATCAGAATAAAAAAATTGAGGATAAAAAAGATGCAATTGCTTGTGTAAGGAAGTTTTTGTTAAAGGAAATAGAAGTTATTAAACCTACATCTATTTTGTGTTTAGGTAGTACTGTAACAAAGTTATTGAGTGGAGAAAGTATTATGAATAAGGTAGGTATGGTTGAATGGAATGACACTGTCAATACTTTTGTCGTTTATTCCATTCATCCTGCAAGTGCTTTGTATCAAGCACAGAACAGAGAATTGTTTGAATTATGTGTTGAAAACTTTGTTAGGTTTTTGAGTAAGCAGGGGTTGTTAGATTTATCACATTATAGAAGAGAAAAGATGGAGGTGATGGATGTCAGTGAATAGAGAAAAGGTTTGTATTCTTGATGGTTCTAATTTTGTGTTTAGAGCAAGTATTTTACCTTATCTAAATTATCAAGGTGAAGCAACAGAAATTCTTTATGGTTTTTGCAAGATGCTTTTGAATTTACAAAGAAACTTTCGTTTTTCTGAATATTTTGTATGTTGGGATGGTGGAGTTTCAAATAGAAGGAGGCAATTATTAGCAAGTTATAAGAAAAAGATTGATTATGAGGCAGAACAGGAAAAGTTAAATAGACTTGCTGATATTGTTGATAATTTACGAAAAATTGGCGATGAGGAATTTTTTAAGCAAAAAAATGAAGAATTAAAAAAACAACAAATACGTTGGAATAATTTATTAGAAGAAAAAAAGAAGAAGGAAAGAATAAGGAAACAGATAGCAGATTGCAAGCTATTGGCATCTTTACTTGGGCTTAATAATGTTTGTTTTGATGGTATTGAAGCTGATGATTTGATGTGTGTCTTGTGTCATCTTTTGAAAGAAAAGAAAAAAATCATTGTTTCAAGCGATAAAGATGTATATCAGTTAATAGATAAAAATACAGAAGTTTACAATCCGATTACTGATGAATCTCTAAGAGAAGATAACTTTTATCATGTAACAGGTATTGAGAAAGAAAAGTTTATTCTTTATAGATGTTTGGTTGGTGATAATTCAGATAACATAAAAGGTATTATGGGTATAGGTGAGAAAAGAGCAATGCATATAATAAAGAATTATAGTTTTGATGATTTGCTTGCTGGTAGATATAAACTGGAAGATATAAAAATTGTTGAAAAAGTGTTGAAAGAAAAAGAAAAATTACTATTAAATAGAGAACTAATAGAATTGAAAGTTGAGCCCGAATTATTGGATAGGATAAAAGAAAATTTGAATAACAAGCAAACTATAGATTTTAATGCCTTATGCACTTTTTTAGAAACAAAAGGAATTAATATAGACCCATTAAGATTTGAAATATTTTTTTAAGTGCTTAGGTGCATTTTTGAAAATAAAAACAGTTTAATATATATAGGGAGGTAAAAATGGAAAAAGAAATTTTTCTAAAACGTATAAAAGTAAGAATAGGTGAACGAGAATTTGACATACCACTTTTAGAGCAGTTAGAAATAAATATGGCTGATATTAATACTGAACTTGCTGAACAACCAGGGAAATATGCTTATTGGGCTGCGCTATCAATAGCATCAGAACAAGAATATAATGAAATTGAATTAGCTTTAAAGAAGCTGAGGGCTGAAAAATATAAACTTCTAAAAGAGCAGGCTATAGATGATAAAAAGAGTAAGATAACAGAAGCATATTTGGAACATGCTTTAATTCTTGATGATGAAGTATATAACCTAACAAAAAAACTGATTGAAAAAGAAAAAGAAATGAATTTATTAAAAGCAATTAGAAATGCCTTTGAACAGAGAAAAGATTCTTTGATTGCCATATCCTCAAACATACGGATAGAGAGAGATGCTGAGTTGAGATTTAAGAATTTAAAATAACCATGGAGGTGTCAAATGAAAGATTATAGAGAGTATATTGATGAGGCAGAAAGAATTTTAAAGCCAGAAGAAAAAATTATTAACTTCTTCTGGAAGGCAAAAGAAGGGGAGAATCGTGTAAGAATTTTGCCAAGACCAAATACGGTTAAGTTTTGGTGGACTATGGGGTGGCATTATGGATTAGGGAAGGATTCAGCACAATCTTTTATTTGTCCACTCCTTACACTTGACCAGCCTTGCCCTATTTGTAAGAGGTCGGCTGAACTTTATGCATCGGAAGATGAAGAAGACCAACAAGTAGCAAAGAACCTCTATGCCAAAACGAAATATGTTATGAATGTTATAGATAGGTCAGATAACCAGGTAAAATTACTTGCTGCTGGTAGAAACTTATTTAGTTGGATTTTGAGACAATATAAACCTTCTGGACTCAGCCCTACGCAACTTTCTTTGTTGAAGTTGTCTTCTGTAGCTTGCGATTTTACAGATCTAAAAACAGGTAGAGATATGTTGATAATCAAAGTTAATGTAGGGAAAACACCAGTTGAAGTTGAATATTCTGTTACATTAGTCCCAGAAGTAACACCTGTGAGCGAAGAGATAATGCAAAAACTTATAGACCCCTTGAAAGTTTTACCAATTTTCACATATGAAGATTTAACTCGTGCATTGAGGGGTGAAAGTATCACTATCCAGACTGCAAAAACAATCAATGAAATAAGTATCTTAATAAAACAGGAAGGAGATACTGAAAAACCACCAGTAGCAGATGTTGACGCCATGTCAACAGTAAACACGAAAATTTCAAAGATAGCAGAGCAACAAACAAGTACAATGCCAGAACAGGTTGAAAAATCTATAAGGTTACCTAAATGCTTTGGAAAAGAATACGAGCCACATGATAGACAATGTCAGGAGTGTGAATATAAAGTTGACTGTGAAGTTAATTTTTCTTCTACCAAAGCAGTACAGGAACCTTCTAAATCACCCGAAGATGTGATAAGGGAAAAGTTAAAAATGAGAAAAGGATTCAAAAATGGAATTTAATAAATTTGTAAAAGATTTAAAAAAAACATTACCTGATGCTATGACATTAACCTGTGACAGTGTGGCAGCAGCTGTAAAATTATGGCTTTCTACAGGTGTTTGGGCTATTGACAGAATAATAGGCGAGGGAATTCCAGCAGGTAGATTAACAGAAATATATGGAGATTTTTCATCTGGTAAAACCCTGCTTGCGATGCAACTTGTAAGAGAATCACAAAAGAAAGGTTATATAAGCATTGTATTGGATACGGAAGCATCATTTAGTTTGGATTTGGCAAGGAAGATTGGTTTGGATTTAGACAAGGTTGTTTATTTAGCACCACAAACAATAGAAGAAGTATTTGAAGATATAGAAAAAATAATAGAAATGAAAAAAGAAAAATATGCTGAGATACCCATGTTAATTGTCTGGGATTCGGTTGCTGCCACACCTTGTCAGTATGAGATAGACAATCCTGTTGGAACACCAGAAATGGGATTAAGAGCAAGAATAATTAGTCAAGGATTAAGGAAAATTATTACACAGATTTCAAAAGAACACATATTTTTGTTTTTTGTTAATCAGATTAGAGAAAGCATGGAAGCTTTTGGAGATAAACATTTTACACCAGGCGGTAAGGCTATTAAATTTCATGCGTCAGTTAGATTGTTTATTAAATCTGGTAAAGATATTGTAGAGGGGAATGACCGAGTAATAGGTAAATTTGGAAGTATAAAGGTTACTAAAAATAAGATTTATCCGCCGTTTAGAAGCGTTGATTTTGAGATATATTTTGACAAAGGAATTCCGCAATATTCTGGTGTTCTAGATGTATTAGTTGAAGAAGGGAAAATAAATAAAAAAGATGGTGGGTGGTATGAGTATAAGGGTGTTAATTTCAGAGCTGACCAGATTGAAGAAATAATCAAAAAGGCACCCGATTTATTAAAATAAAATGGTATTTAAAACAATAGAAAAACAGTAGAAAAAGAAAGGAGGAAACATGATTTGTAAATGGTGTGGTGAACCATTACAATTTAAAAGAGGAAATGGTTGGGTTCATCAAGATGGAAAGGCATACAAGACATATATGAGGTATCCTTCTATCTGTGTTGTTTGTGGTAATCAATTAAAAAATGGCTACTGTTCTTATTGTAATAAACAATGGGAAAAAATAGAAGTTGATGACCATTGTGTATTCCCAATACCAGAAAAATAAAATCAGATTAGGAGTGAATTATGGAATTAAGAATAGATAAAATCCCTAATGTTCTTGGATATAGATTTATATGTTTTGCCGATTTACATTTAGATGATTATGGTGAAAATATTAATATTGAACCCTCAAAATTTGATGATAGGATAAATGTATTGATTAAGATTATGTCTTATGCAATAACTAATCAGATAGGAGATGTATATTGTTTAGGAGACCTTTTTCATTCACGTACAAAAATTGGGATTGATGTAATTTCAAAATTTTCTAATTTGTTAGATATATTTGTTTCAGATTTTCCAGATGTAAGACTAATAGCGATAAAAGGTAATCATGATAGCCATTTCAAGGATAGTAGTTTTTCATCAATTTTGGCTTTTAAATACAAGAACTTTATTCCAATTACGGAAATAACATATTTTAAAAACAAAAAAATAGTGGCTGTGCCTTTTGAAAACGTACCAACTGGGTTGCTTGATGAAAAAAGTGAATATTTATTTCTGATGCATACAGAATTTGTTGGTGCAAGCAATAATGGATATGAAGTACTAAAAAGTAAGATATTTCCTGAAATGTTTGGTGGTAGTGTAGTCCTGTCAGGGCATTATCATAAGTATCAGATATTAGGTAATAGAAGAAATGTAATGTATGTTGGTACACCATTACAACATAATTTTGGTGAAAGCGGAAATAATACTTATTTTTGGGATTGCTTGCTTGATTATGAAAATAAAATTCTTTATGCTGAACCAATATTACTAAACACTGCACCAAAATATATTGTTATTACTTTTGAGGAGTTAAACAATATCAGTTTTGAACAGTTAGAGGGAAATTTTGTGCGTGTATTAACTAAAAAACAAAATTATGTTGATGCAACAACCAAAGTGAAAGATATAATGGGAAAAATACCAGTTAGGACATTAGAAGTATCAGTATTAGAAGAAAATATTGAGAATATAACGATGATATCAAATATTAAAGAAGAGAAAAATATAGATGTGGTGGAAGAATATTTAAAAATAATGAAAGTTGAGAATTTTGAAGAATATTATACAATAGCGCAAGAAATATTAGATGAAGCAAAGAGGGGAATATGATAACTTATGAAACGGTAGAGTGTAAGGAGGAATAATGTTAAAAATAAAATCTCTTGAGGCAAAGAATTTTTTGTCATTTGAACATTTCCGTTTTGAGTTTCCCCAAAGTGGTATTTATTTTATAGAGGGGCAGAATTTTGATGAAGGTGGAAGTAATGGTGCTGGGAAAAGTGCAATTTTTGAAGCCTTAATTTGGTTGCTATATAACAGAACAATCAGAAATTCTAATTCTGCTTCAGTACAAAGAAAGGGGACTAATAGCACAGAAGTAAGGGGTGTTTTTATCACCCCTGATGGTGAACATACAATTGTAAGAAGGCGAGGAAACAAAAAAGAGTTGTTTTATGATGAACTACCTATATCAGATGAAAATTTGGAAAAATGGATAGGAATGAAGTATGAAGAATTAACAAATTCAGTTGTTTTTGGGCAAGGGGTCGTCAAAACTTTTACCAATTCTACTGACACAGAAAGAAAAGACATTTTAATGAAAATATTAGGGATTGAACTTTATGAAAAAGCAGCAGAGGTAAGTAGAAAAAAAGTAAAAGAAGTTGAAATTGAAGAGATGAGAGAAGAAAATAATATTTCTAATTTGAAAACAAAACTTGAGATGTTGAAAAGAGAAGAAATTAATTTACAACAAGAAATTGAAACAAAAATAGAAAAGTTAAATGAATTAGAAGAAAAAATATTAAAAAGTAAAGAACAAAAAACTATAGAACATTTGAAAGAAACAGAAAAGTTTTTACAAGAAAAATTAAAAGAAGCAGAAGATAGTCATATTGATTCTGTTCAAATTGTCTCTTCCCTTTTGAGTAAGAAGAATATATTAACAGAGCAGTTAACTAAGATTGAAAAACAAATTGAAACTGTGCAAAATTTGAAAGGGAATTGTCCTGTATGTTTTAGAAAGGTGACATCTGAAACAAGAGATAATGCTATAGCACACATTGAAAAAGAAAGAAAAAAAATTACTGAGGAGTTTGAAAAAATAGAAAAGGAACATAAAAAAGCACATGAAGCCTTAAAGTTCTGGTCTAATGAAAAAGATAAAGCTAAAACAGAATTAGAAAATATTCAAAGGAAAATAAAAGAAGTACAATTATCTGAAATGCAGGAAAGAGAAATTATAGCTATGAAAAATTTATTAACAGAAGAAATAGAAGATAGAAAAAAGAAGCTTGAAACATTGTTATCAGTAGAAATGATGAAATTGAATTCTGAATTAGAAGAAGGTGAAAAAAAACTTGAAGAATTGAGAAGAAAGAAAAAACTTTATCAGTTTTGGGCTGAAGGTTTTGGCAGTAAGGGACTTGTAAATATGATTTTTAAGCCTGCTGTAGAATTACTTGAAATGAGAACCAATTATTATTTGTCCAGATTTACGACAGGTATTACTGTTAAAATAGACACAAAAACTGAATTAAAATCAGGGAAAATAGTTGAAAAACTGTCAATATTGGTATTGAATAAAAATGGTGCAGATGCTTATGAAAATTCTTCTGGGGGAGAAAAAAAGAGGATTGACCTAACAGTAGTTTTGGCTTTAAGAGACTTAGTTAGATGGTCGGGTAGTGGAAAGGTGTTTGATTTATTTGTTGCTGATGAGATATTTGATAGTGTTGATGAAATTGGAGCTGGGAAAATATGTTCTTTACTTGGGGAATTTGCAAGTTTAGTTTATGTAATTTCACATAATGAGGACTTAAAAAAGTATTTTCCACTTTCAATTTGTGTTAAAAAAGTTGACGGAGTTTCAAAAATTGAATTATAATTTATAATGATGAAGACAAAAGATAGAAACAAAGTTGGTAAAAGAAGTATGAGGAAGGGGCAAGATTTTGAAAGGAATATAGCAAAAATCTTGTCTTGTTGGTGGGGTGTGAATAAATCCTTTGCCAGAGTTCCACTTTCGGGCGGTTGGAAGTTTACAAATGATAAAAAAATACTTGGAAGAATTACGGGTGATTTAATAACACCTGAAGACTTTCCGTTTGTAATATCTTGTAAGAAAGTAGAAATTTTTGAATTTCATACAATTTTTAGTTCAAAAAGTATTTTTAGAAAATGGTGGTCCGAAATTGCAAGTATTGCCTCTCAAATAAATAAAAAACCAATGCTTATATTTACCAGAAACAGATGGGATGTTTTTTATTGTATTTTCTACTCTGATTGGAGACAATTAGACATTGGTGGAAGTAAACTTATATTAGACAATAAAATAGGTAAGTTGGTAATAGGGTTATTGAAAGATTTTATTAAGTTTGCAAATCCAAAAAGGGTAATGACAATTGGAAAAAGTGGAGAAATGCAATCTCTGTCATGCGTCGGTGAAAAATCAAGTGAAAATACAGAAAAAAATTATGACGAATGATAAAAAAGAAGAAATTATGCTTTGTAATAGGTGTTTTGATTTTGTAAAGAATTTTATATTTGCAATGTCTTGTATATTAATTAATGGTATAGAAGACAAAGAGAAGCTAGTTGCTGCACTTAAATATTATGTGATATGGTTTGAAAGACAAGGAGGTGACTGATGAATTTCACTGAAGAAATTGTGAGATATGCATTGAAAAGGTATGGGAATAACAAGGATTGGATGATTAAGATTTTTGATAGATTTTCTTTTGATGGGATAGCAAGGATGTATAAAAAAGAATATATTAATTTTCTTGATGAAAAAGAAGCAAAAGACATGAATGAGTTAATAGCCAGAGAAAAAAAACAATTGAAGGGGGTGTAAAATGAAATTCAAAATTCTTTTGATTATTGGGTTTGTTATTGATATCTTAATTCTAATCTCTTTAGCTGTTCTTTTAATAAATATAAAAAAGACAAAAGTGATAGAAGACTGGGGATTGGTATATGCTGATGGTTCTGTCCAGAAAGTAGATGCACAAGGTACATTTTCTACAGTAGGTGTTGTTGGTGTTGTTGATATGAGAGAAGTTAAAAAATTTTTAAAATTGGAAAAAGAAAATTTGTTCAAATTTGTGAAATCAGATTAAAATGAAAAAGAAAATGCTGTTTGTTTCTGTTAGTCCAATTGATGATTGGTCAGGAACAGGGAATTTATCGGCACATCTTGTTTCAGGATTGAAGAATGAATATGAGATAACTATTGTTGGATGGGGAAAACCAGGTAACTTTCAGGATTCCCCAGTTTTAGCAAATTCTTCAAATTGGTGGAATTTTATTGAGCAAGTAGAGCCAGATATTATTTTTCTTTCGCATGATATTTGGAGATTTCCTGTTGTTGTAAATGTAAAAGCAAAATATCCAAATATTAAAATTGCTGGGTATTTCCCAATTGATTGCGATATTATAAGTAGCAGATGGAGAAAAATTTTAAGTGTTTGTGATATTGTAATGGTGCCATCTGAATTTGGGAGAAGGGCGATTTTGGAGAGATGGAATGAAAGAAAGATTTACGTTATTCCTGAAGGTGTTGATAAAGAATTTTTTCTTGACAGTAGTAAGGTAGTATTGAAAACAGAACAGGAATTAGCAAACACTTTTATACTACTTTTTACAGGTATGAATCAGAATAAAAAAGGTGTTGGTGTTATACTTGATGCTTTTGAAAGATTTGCAAAAGATAAAAAAGATGTTTTATTACTTTTTGTGTTACATACTGGTAATGAAAACATATTTGGTGAAGAGTTAAAAGTAGAGATAGATACAACAGATTTTTATCATTGGCGTAAGGTAATAGACAGAATTAGATTGTATGAAGGAGTTGTAAGTAAAAAAGACCTTATTAGCATATTTCAACTCAGCGATTTGGTACTATTACCAAGTCAAGGAGAAGGATTTGGTTTGCCTGTTGTTGAATCAATGGCTGCAAGATCTGTTCCTGTTATACCAGCATTTTCGGCATCAGCAGAGTTACCAGAATTTTATTTTCCATTAGAGTTTAATAAATATAAGACAAGATGGAATGCAAACAGAGCAATTGTAGATTATTCTACAATGTCTGTGATTTTGGAAAAAGCCTATAATCTTTGGAAAAAAGACCAAGAACTCTGGCAAATGATATTAAATAAAAATCAGCAAAAGGCAAGAAGTTATAGTTGGGATAGATGTGTTAAACGTATAAAGGAAGTTTTGAAAACGTTATGGATTGGTGAGAACAAAACTGATTTTATTGAAGTAAAAAGATTGAAGTAAAAAATTGAAGTAAAAAAATAAGTATAAAAACATGAATGTAGACAATTATAACTTTATAGCTAAAAAAAGAAATTGGTCTCAACTAATACTTACAGAAAGTGGAGTAGTTGCGGGATTTTGGTGGTTTGGTCATTGGTATAACACAAGCAGAACATCAGATAAAAAATATTTTTATGGTGCTTATCCTTGTGGTTATTTAGATAGAGTTTTTGCTTTGTTCCCAAACGAATTGACTAACGGAAAGGTTTTGCACTTATTTAGTGGAACATTGAAAGGAGATGGTATTAGAATTTATACTTTTGATATTAACCCTGAATTAAATCCTACACACTGTGGAAATGCAGAGGAATTAAGTAATTTTTTTAAAAAAGATTTTTTTGATATTATACTAGCTGACCCGCCTTACAATGACAATTATAAGAAATATAATACAAAGCCTTTCTCAAGGAAAAAAGTAATACAAGAGTGTTCAATAGTCTTAAGGGATAAAGGATTTTTAGTTTGGTTAGATACTGTAATTCCACAATGGAAAAAGGCTGATGGATGGAAATATCGTGGTAATATTGGGGTAGCCATGTCTACTAATCATGCAATTCGTGGAATAACTATTTTACAAGTGAGTAAAAAATGAAAGAACTTTTATTTTTTGCCTCTGTTAATGGACGAGGTGGATATGAAAGGCATGCAAGAGAAGTTTTGAGAGAATTATACAAGACTGGTTGGAAAATACAATTGATTGACTTGCCCTTTCATACTACCCCTATTGAAAAAGATTTAGAAATTGCTAAAATTTTAGAAGAGTGTAGGAGTGTTACAGTTTCGCATAACGCTCCAGTATTAATCATTGCAGTTCCAAATTATGTTAGAATACTACCGGGAAGAATGATATATAATTGGACAACTTTTGAAGCTGATAAAATACCATTATCTTGGATTGAAAAAACCAAAATTGCTGATATGACGATAGTTACTAACAATTTTTTGAAAATGTCTTGGATTAGAAGTGGCGCCGAAGCAGATAAAATAACTGTTATTGGTGAAGGCGTTAATACACAGTTTTTTAATTTAGCAGTTGAGCCTATGGAAATAATGTGGAGAGGCAAGAATATCAATGAAATGTTTGAACATAGAATATTGGTTACCACAGAAATAAGTAATAGAAAAAATATTGGTGCTGCTATTGAGGCATTCAGGTTAGCATTTGAAGGGCGGAAAGATGTTTGCTTAATATTGAAAATAGGAAGTTTATATAGAAAGGAAATTTATTCTTATCTAAAACATTTTGATTTTTCAAGGGTTTATGTGTTCATTGTTGAGAAAGAGCTTTCAGAAATTGAATATCCTAAATTACTTCAATCTTGTACACATTATTTTACAATGTCTCATGGTGAGGGATGGGATTTAAATTGTGCAGAATCTGGTGCAATGAAAAAGATTGTAATAGCGCCTTATCATACGGCATATTTAGATTATTTGAATGATGACAGAGCTTGGTTGATAAAAAAATGCATTCCTGTTCCAGCGGAGCAAGATGGAACATTAAGTCAATTGTTTGAGGGGGCAAGATGGTTTGAACCTTCTATGGAAGAAACTGTTGAATTGTTGAGAGAAACTGTTAAAAACACAAAAGAAAATGTTAGAAAGGTAAATAATTTTTATGAATACATTTTAAATAATTTACAATGGTGTCATCAAATAAAAAAATTAACCAAAATAATAGAATAAGAATGAGTGAAAAAAATATAATAATAAAAAAATGTTATGGGAAAGAAATAAGTGAAAAGAATATAGAAAATATAAGAAAAACAATATCAGATTTTTTAAATTTTTGTTCTGAACGTGAAATCTTGAATATTCGGATTTTATACAAAGCGGGGGTGGTGAACACAAAAACCTTTATTAAAATTTTCAATATCGTCAATAGTGAAATGCAAAAATACAAAAGAAAATTAATGTTTATAAGTTTTCAAACATTAGAAATTCTAAATAATGATATAGAAATAAAAATTTGTATATGAAAATATTGAGAAGTCCAATTATATATTATGGTGGAAAGGGAGTTTTGGTATATAAACTGCTGAATTTTATTCCAGAACATAAGATTTATTGTGAGGTTTTTGGTGGTGGTGCATCATTATTATTTGCTAAGAGACCATCAGAAACTGACATTTATAATGATATAGATAAGGAACTATTCAATTTATTTCAAGTTCTAAAAGACAAGAAAAAGTTTGAAGAATTTAAAAGACTTGTTGACTTAACACTCTATGCACGTGCAGAACATCAATATTGTAAACGCAATTATAAAAAAGAAAAAAATAAAGTCAAAAGAGCTTGGATGTTTTATATTATGTTAAGACAAAGTTTTAGCGGTTTGCCAAATATTGGTTGGAGTTATTGTGTTAACGCTGCTAGAAAAAATGCAACTGTAAGTGTTCACCGATATTGGGCTGGTGTAAATATGTTACCACAAATACATCAGAGATTATTAAATGTTCAAATAGATTGTGATGATTTTAGAAATGTGATACCAAGATATGACACTGAAAAAACATTTTTTTATTGTGACCCGCCTTATCTGCCGCAGACTCGTTCATCTAGGAGTGTATATAGACACGAAATGACTTTTGAAGAACATGAAGAGTTGATAGAATTGTTACTAAAAGTTAAAGGTAAAGTTATGCTTTCAGGATATAAAAATGATTTGTACAAGAAGTTAGAGGATAATGGTTGGATTAGAGTTGATATTGAGACAAGTTGCTTTACTGCTGGTAGAACACGAATTAGTGGTGTATTAGGAGAAGGTAGTGCAAAAGAAAAATATAAGAGAGTTGAGAGCATATGGATGAATTATGATTTAACAATTTTTAGTGATGATTACAAGACCTTACCAGCTGAAATGTCAAAAAGTGAAGATGGAATAAGATTAGAGTTGTTTTAAATGGGAGTGCTGTATAAATGGGAAACAAAATTAAATTTTCTTATAATTGGAATAATAAGTTAAACTGTAAGGTATTCACTACTTTCAGAGTGAAAAATGAGAAGTACAAAGTTGGAAATACTTATGAGATTTATCTTAAAGATGAATACCTTTTTGATGCAGAGATTGTTTCAATTAAAGAGTTAAAAATTGATGAAGTTGATGATTATATGTCATACCTTGATACGGGGTATTCAGTTAATGAATTTAAAGAAATAATGAGAAAAATGTACAAAGAGAATGCAGATAATTTAACATTCTATTTGATCTTGCTTAAAAGAAAAAACGAACATGATAAAAAACATCCAAATTTATGAGGTGAAGAATGGGAAAGACAAATAAAATAATTAGAGATAGAATAATATCCAAACCAAGAATGGATTTTTTTATTGATAGAAACTTAGCAACAAGAATTGAGAAGAACAAAAGAAAAAAAAGCAGGAAGAGAGAAAAACAGGAATTTCTGAAAGAAATAAAGGAGTATTTATGATAAAGACGATTGAGGATATAAAAAAGGAAGGAGTAAAAGAAAACACGATATATTGTGGAAATTGCTTGGAGATATTATCTTATATACCTGATGAAAGTATAGATTTAATTATAACAGATCCACCTTATAAAATCAGTATTGAGGGAAATAAAATTATAAGAACATATGTACATGATAACTGGAAAAGAAGAGGTGATATAGGTTTAGATTTTGGAGAATGGGATAGACAATGGAAAGATGATAAAGAGTATTTTGAATGGGTTGCTGCTTGGTTTAGTGAATGTGTAAGAGTAATGAAGAAAGGGGGCTGGATATATATATTCTTTGATAAGCAAAAAACAGGATATTTTGATTTATTTCTTGCTCCATACTTTGGAATTAAATCAAGAACCATTTATGTGTGGGTAAAAACAAATCCAGTGCCTTCTTTTAGAAAAGTCAATTGGAATAGTGGTACTGAACATATTTGGGTGGGAAGTAAAGGGGGAAGTAAACTTAAAAATTTTAAGGAACAGAAATATATGGCTAATTATTTCTTATTTCCAAATGCTTCAAGTTATAAAGAAACAGAACACCCTACTGAAAAACCAGTTGATTTAATTAACCATTTGATAGAAGTAAATAGCAATATAAATGATATAGTTTTGGACCCATTTTTAGGTTCAGGTTCTACTGCTGTTGCTTGTAAAATGTTAAATAGAAGGTTTATAGGAATTGAAATAAATAAAGAATATTGCGAAATGGCGCAAAGGAGGCTGGAACATGTGCCAGAAAGTCTTTTTGAAGGAGAAGATTAATGAACTTGACATATTATTTGAAATACAAATCAAACGATTATGCAATGCAGCAAAAGAAGGTAATATTGTGGCTTTTGAAAAACTTATGTTATTGTTTGAAGGGTTAAGAATAAAGTTATGGAAATATTGGATTACAAAACACTCTGAATTAAAAACAAGTTTAATGGATGAAATTCAATCAATATTCTGGGAAACAGTAGTAAGTTGGGATATTTCAAAAAACAAGTCTGCTAAGAAATATATCACATCAATGTTTTATTACAATTTTTATAAGTATATTAGAAATGCCTATCCGTATTTAGTTGATACACAAAGGCTTTCCTTTAAAAAAGCTTCTCCTGTTAAAGAAAAAAAATTTTGTTTTGATATTTGGTATGTGAAAGAAATACTTAGAAAAACTTTAAAAAAAGTGTATACTGATGATGAGGTAGAACTATTTATGAGATATTTAGAAAATGAGATTGTTCCTTTTAGTTTTGAAACAAAAGAAGAAGAGATGATAAGGTTTTTGAAAAAGGAGTTTAAGAATGGCTACATTCACTTTTAAATGTCCACAATGCAATGCAGAGATTGAAATAGAACAGAATAAGGCACCAGAATGTCAAAAATGTAAAGTGACAATGAAAAGAGTTTTCACACCGCCAATGATTATAATTCATAGTGATTTAAAATATAGTGATGAAGCTGATAATATGTTAAAAGACTTTTATAAAGGGCAAAGCGAATTAGACAGAGGTGAATTAACAGATATGGAAATGGATATCAGTAAGGAATATTTAGTAAAAAGAGCTGAAAAACTAGGTATAGATCAAGGATATTACACAGGTAATCCGCCTAAATTGAGTAAAGAAGAGATGAAAAAGAAAGCCGAAGAACAGTTGAGAATATTAAAAAAATACAAAAAATGAATAGGGAAGAAATAGTAAAAAAGATAGGTAGAGTTTGTGGTTTTGTTAATGAAAACGGCTCTGTATGTTTAAAATTGGCTGGTGAAGGCACATCACACTTTGGCGAAGGCTATTGCTCTTTGCATGATGGAGTAAGAAATAGTGATGAAAATAAAATAGAAGTTGTTAGGATACCGAAAACAAGAGAATATTATATTCAACAACATCTGGATAAGTTTTTAACACAAGAAGAATGGGATAGTCTAAAAAGAGAATTGGCGACAGCAAGAGCGATATTGGAAACATTAGTAAGCAATGTTGTTGATGAGAGAACTATTGTAGCTATTATCAAAACAATTGATACTATTAAAGATGTTGTTGGTTCACAAGTACAGCTGGAAAGTAAAAAACACATTACGATTGAAGAATTCAAAAGAATAATGGAAAAGTTAATAGAAATAATTGAAGATGAAGTTGAAGATTATAATATTAAAAAGAAAATATTTGGAAGATTAATGACATTAGACATAACAGGGAATCAAAAAAATTCAAAGAATGAGGTTATAAATAAAGTATGAGACAATGAAATAAAAAGGTTATGCATACATTATTTACAAGACAAGGAGGAAAAATGGCTAGTCCTATTTTCAATGAAAGAGGTATAGAATTTCCTTGGCTTTTGAAAAATGTGAAAAAAGGGAAAACAATTGACATAGGTAGCTATGATGCAT